CCCTATAAAATGCAAAAAAAATAAGCCTTACTAGAAGACTTATAGATTTCAAAAAATGTCTAAGTAAAACAACTTTAATACAAATAAGTACGTACGTATTTTTACGTTCGATTTCGTACGATTGCGTACCTTTTTTGAATACGACTTAAAGCAAAAGAAAAACAGAATAGCAAATTCGCCATTCTGCTCGACTCATTTTTTAGTATTCAATCTTAATTTCCTTACCACATATAAACCTAAAGGTCACTGATTTATCTTTATGAACTATTGCTCTATCGATTACTAAAGCCCATATAGCACTATCCCACTCTACCAAATTGGTAGGGTTCTTTTTTAATATTTTGATGTATCGTTTTAAAGAACTGTTACGAGCAAGTGCTTTACTTTTCTTATCAGTAAGTTCATTATATTTAGCTTCCAACACTTCATATTTATCATAAAGTGAATTGTATCTTTTCTGGTAATCATCCTGCGACATAGCGGTTGATGAATTTTCTCTTACAAGCTTTTCTACCATATTTCTTATTATTTCAATTTCGTCATTTGTCTTTGTGATTTCCAAATCTAAATCTGTGAAATTAGTTAAATTAGAAATAAGGAATTCTATATCTTCAATGACCTGCTCTACTCCATTCATATAAAGGTTATAGGCTTTGAAGAACATTTCTTGAAATTCCTCAACTCCAATATGGGTATTGGTGCAGTATGAACCTTTGACTTTGTACTTGTCATTACACTGAAGTATCTGCCTTTTATATTCATCATTTGAGTGCCATACTTTTATTCCAAATGCACTACCGCATTCTTCACAAATAACTCTGCATCCAAATATGCCCTTACCAGAGTATGCTCGTCTATGAGCTTTTCTTCTAAGTTCTTCTGCTCTAACATCGTCCCATTCTTCTTTACTAATAATTGCTGGATGATGATTTTCAACATAATATTGTTGCACCTCACCATTATTTACTTTTCTGGTCTTTGTTAGAAAATCAACTGTGTAATGTTTTTGAAGTAAAGCATCACCTTTATATTTTTCATTGTGAAGTATGCTGTTAATTGTTGAGACGTGCCAACCTTTAGACTTTTCTAATTTTGGTTTATATCCAAGTTCACTAAGTCTATCACATATTGTTGAAATAGATAAACCTTCTAAATAAAGGCTGTAAATCAATCTAACAATAACCGCTTCTTCCTCTACTATTTCTAAGGAACCATCCTCACCTTTTTTATATCCTAAGAAAGCCTTATAAGGAAGTCCAACCTTTCCATCACTGAATGCTTTTCTTTTACCCCATGTTACGTTTTCTGATATTGAACGACTTTCTTCCTGAGCTAATGATGACATAATAGTTAAGATTAATTCGCCTTTACCATCAAAGGTATAAATGTTTTCTTTTTCAAAGTAACACTCGACTCCAGATGCTTTTAACTTTCTAATCGTATCTAACGTATCTACTGTGTTTCTTGCAAATCTTGAAACTGACTTCGTTACAATCAAATCTATTTTACCTGCAAGTGCATCATTAATCATTCTGTTGAAGCCATGTCTATTTTTAGTGCTTGTTGCACTGATACCTTCATCAGTATAAACTTCTACGAACTCCCAATTAGGATTAGCTTTGATGTATTTTGTATAATAATCAACTTGAGCTTCGTATGATGTAACCTGTTCTTCTAGATCTGTTGAAACACGAGCATAACCAGCAACCCTTCTTTTTGAAAATTCGCTTATTGGTATTCTTGTTAAAGTGTTTCTTGTTTGAGGTATTACTGTAATCTTCGCCATACTATTTACCTAACCTTTCTAATTCTCGTTTTCTGGCACTTTCTTTCATTTCATTAGTCCACGAGTCTTTTCTTGAATGAACCTTCCATTCTTTTATAATTTTCGTTTTATCATTTAATATAACAATTGCAGTGTATCCAGATATTCTAATTTCTTTGATGTTTTCTTCAACAAAACGATTGTCAAATTTTGTCGAATTTTGTATTTCACAAACTATTCTAATAAGTTCATCTTCACCTATTCTTTTGGAAGGACATCCTTTAGCACCAAGTCTTGCATATTTAGCACATATCCAATAAGTCCTATATGGGCTTATTTTTCTTATATAGTTTTTACCACAATCATCACATACAACTTTACCTTTTAAAGGAGTATATTCAGGACTCTCTTGTCTTTTAATTTTAGCATTCCTACGCTCTATTTCATCTTGTACCTTTTGCCAAGTTTCTAAATCAACAATTGGATCGTGATGTTCTTCTACGTGATACTTAATAAGCTCACCATTGTTCTTTCTTTTTTCTTTTGTTAGATAACTTGGTTTATATGTCTTTTGAAGAATAAGGTTTCCTGTGTAATCGTAATTAGTTAATATATGTCTTACTGAACTATCACTCCATTTACTGCCCATTCTGGTATGATATCCCCTATCATTAAGCTTTCTTGCGATACCTTCCTTACCAAGCCCTCCAAGATATAATTCATAAATAAGTCTTATAACTTCTGCTTCTGATTCAATGATGGTGTATTCATCTTTATCAACTTTGTATCCATAAAGTAATGCACCCCATGGTTTACCTTCTTGAAAGTTCATTTTAATTCGCCACTTCATATTTTCGCTAACTGACCTAGCTTCTTCTTGAGCATATGAAGCAAGTACTGTAATTAAAAGTTCACCTTCACCACTTAAGGTATAAATCTTTTGTTCTTCAAAATAAACTCCGATTCCTAAGATTTTTAATTGTCTTATTGTTTCTAATAATACTATTGTGTTTCTTGCGAACCTGCTTATTGACTTAGCAACAATAACATCGATTTTACCTGCTTTGCAATCTTCAATCATTCTTAAAAATTCTGGTCTTTCTTTCTTAGTTCCACTTATACCTTCATCAGCATACACTCCAACATAAAGGCACCTAGCATCGGACTGAATTAAAGAACTATAATAACTTACCTGAGCAGATAAAGAATGAAGCATTGCATCTTTTGATGATGAAACTCTAGCATAAGCACACACATTAATTTTTCTTTCTAAAGTCTTCTTAACTGCTAACTTTTTTACTTCTGTTTTCATTTTGTCCTCCTTTTGTCGTGTAGCATATTACCTCTAGTTTCAACTTATAGCAAGTGATTTGAACCCCATATTGTATTAGAATTGATACAATGTTTTTCTTTTAAAAGAACCTTTGCTTTTTCATATTCGTCCTTATTTAATAGACTATCTTCATACAGCTTTTTTATATGATTCATTGAATTAAGATATTTTGTAATATTTGCTTTTCTTTCATCCATGATGAAACCTCCTAAACTTTATTCGAGAGTTTTCCCTCTAAAAGTTAAAGAGAAATAAAAGCCAATTTATAACCAAAATAAAAAAAGTTGCAGTTAAATTAATAACCACAACTTATAATTACTTATTTAATTTTAATGCTTTAATATATTTATTATTTGATAGACTATCTTCTATTTCTTTTGCCCTTTTAATTGCATCATCCTTAATTGGATCTGGTAATACTACTTTAGCATCAAATATTAAATCCATCATAAAGTAAGCAAATGAAATGGCATCAAGTTCTACATCTTGTCTTAGATACTTTTCATCATTTTCTACAGGACTTACATAATAGTTTTTAAATTCATACTCCCATTGTTTTATTCTTTCTTTTGGTGCATTAAAAGTGTCTGGATATTTTTCACCAAACTCAATACAGCATCTTTGATAAATATGACGCATCTCATGAAAGCTTGTAATGTAAAGCTCATAATCTGGAGCAATCTTTAATCTATCAATATTATAGACTACTCTAAAATCTGACGTTGCAAATGCAGTAACTTCTTTATTAGGAAAGACATCTTCGTTTTTAAATTCAACTAAAACTGCATCATCTAAATTATAAATAGCAGAAACAAGTGCAACTACTCGCTTTGCAATATCTTTATTATTTTTTAAGTTATTCATATTATCCCCTATGGTCTTCAAGATTTGTTATAGTATACCATAAAAATAACATTATTTGCTAATCCAATTAAAAAATAAATAAGCTAAAAATCCTAAACCTAATAAAGTATCTATTGCTTCCCAACTTGCTCCATCACTAATAAATGATATTAGCATAATAACTACAATTACAATAACAACCCAACCTAGTCCTGACGGTTTCCAACCTCCACCACCTGAACCTTTATTTTCAGAGCCACCTGTTGTACTTTTATATTTATGATATTCACCTGGATCATGTATATTTCTCATAATTATAATCCTTTCAAATATTCTTCTAATTCTTCTAGTGAATGGACTATCTTTCCATTATTTTCACTTAAGCAATTCATAATAACGGTACTGATTAAACCTATACCATTTTTTTTAATACCCCATAAATAATAATGAGTGTCATCTGCAAATAAACTAGGATAAGTTATCGGTATCCCATACTTTACACATAACTCGTGAAGTTTTCCTTTTTCACCTTTCTTTAAGCATAGACCACATAATTCTTTTAATGTTCTTTCAGTCATTTCTTCAAGTTTCTTCATTGACATTTTAATTTTCCTCCTGTATGCCATTAAAAACTCATAAAGAAAAAGCTCCCATCGTAATGATAAGAGCATAATAAACAAAAAGTATTGCATTATATGTTCCCATCATTCAAGCTTTACCACCTAACTTAATAGGTTGGTTGGCAGTCATCGAGCTTGTCTCTCGTACCTATCTTTATGGTACTTAAATTATACTACAAAAATAACAAAAAGTCTAGAATTATGAGTAGAAAAAAAGACCTCATTTATTTCGGTTGAGGTCATTACCTGATTAATTGCCTTAATCTTGCGTACAGCTATCTATTATCGCCCATAGGTACTTGAATGCGATGCAACACCATAACTTAGTGCAATCTAGGGAACTGTCATGATCAGTTCAAGTACATATTAGCATAATAATTTAATTAGCTCAAATGATTTAATTTTTTAATTTCTTTTTTTAATCTCTCAAGTTCTTCAATAAAGAAAGTTCTGGTAATGATTCCACTAGACATGCCACCATGAGCAAACTCTTTCATATAAAAAGAATCTTCTGGATCATCAAAATCAATACCAGTATATTTTTCATATGCTTTTCTATAAACGCTTTCAAACTCATCTACACTTATTGGTAAATCTAAATCTGTAAATTCTCTAGATATTGCTTGCCACAAATGAGGATTTCCTCTTGAGCACCAACCACCTTTTATATCTCTGTTAAATAACAATATTATACTTTTATCAGTTAAAGGTTTATTCAGATCAAGTTCTTCTAAAGCTTGTTTAACTCTTGCCATTTCTGGCAAATGAATTAAATTTATAAATGGTTCTTCTTCATAATCAGTTACTACTTCATGTAATGAATAATAATATTTTTCACCCATATACTTCATGATTATTTCAAACGAATCTTTGTCACCAAATAATTGTGCTTTATTCATGTTAACTCTTTTCATAGTTTTATTTCCTTATATTTTGTTTTGCCTCTGCTTCAGTTTTATAAAGTCTTGATTCTCTCACTTTATATCCTGCGGACTTTCCAGGATATCTAATTAAATACATACCACCAGAATATTTTACTATTTCAACTTCTACGTTTATCGAATTAACACCACTTACATATTTTTCAGTTGAATCGATAGTAATTTTCCATAATGCCATATCGCAAGTAACCATATTTCCCTTCGCACTTAATTCAACATCAACTTCTAAAATACCATCTTCTAAATCTAAATCTTTAACAGAAGGTGTATAACTACCACTTGATGCAACAACATATAGAATAATATCATTGCCTTCTATAACACCATAATTTTCTTTATCTTCATAACTTATTCTTTCATATGTAATTTTCATTCCATCTATTTTGGAATTTTGCCCACAACCAGCTAATATAAAAGAAAACATAACTAAAAATAACATTGCTAACTTTTTCATAAATACCCAAAACAATCCCTTCTTATTTGAAAACATTTTATTTTTTGTTAATGCATGCTACGGCTACATCCTTCAAACATTTAGCACCGTATATAGCTACTCCAGCAATGCCAGCTATCCCAAAAATTTTAACTATCGTATTTCCAAAGTTTTTATTGATTTTATTCATTTCGCTTGTTAACTCAAAAAGTTGTTGTGTTTCTTGGGTATTTAACGGTCTTGATTCACTAGTCTTAGCTAGAGCATCTATAGCCACTTTATGAGCCTCTATTGTTTTTCTATTTGATTCTTTACATTCTTTTAACAAACCTACTACTTCAGTAGATAATTCAGCAATAACCTTTTTCTTTATTTCATCGGAATTTGACAATTCATTAAAAATTTCTGTTCTAACATCATCTTTAATTCTACCTACCATACCAGCAAGTCGATTTCCTATTTCATCTGTTAGATTTTTAAATGATGTAATACCTAGTTCTTTTAGTACTGCACCTTTTGTTTTTAATTGCTTTTCCATAATTATACCTCGATTTAAATATTTAACAATAATCGTCTTCTAATTATATCATATTTCGACAATAAAGTATATAAATTTGGATAACAAAAACAGCCCACTACTCAGTATTTCTACCTTTTATGGGCTCTTTGCTATTTATTCTTTAACAGCTTAATAGTTGCTTCAATTTGAGTAGTTAACCAGCTTTCTAAATCACCATAGTTTTTAGTAATGTAGTCTTGCACTTCTTTTGTCATTTGTGAAAGTGCGATATCTTTTGCTTTGGTTAACGCTTCAATTTGAGCTTCTTCATTGAAACTTCCAGACGCTTTTAAACTATCAACGTAAGTTTGGAATACTGATAATACAGCATTTGTTACGATGTTAGTTGCAACTGTGAGTTGTACCTTTGCATTCTCATCTTTTACCTTAGTATTAAGCCAAGATATAAGCTTTGTTCCTGCAAAAGAAATAAGTGGTAAAATAACTGCCGTTACTACCACAGATAAAATGTTTAATAAAATATCATTCATGTAAATGTCCTCCATGTTTTAAAGTGTCATTAATGTGTTCAGTAATTCTTTTATGTGCTTGAGCTACTGATTCTTCAACCTTAACAATTTTATTAGATAAATTAGAGTATCTTTCTTCTAATCTATCCAGGTTCTTTTCTATCCTATCAATTGATGATTTAATATAACCTATCTCGCTTAATAGGACTCCTTCTGATTTTCCACTATCACGAGTGTCCTTTTTATCATTTCTTCTAAAAGCTAGAAAAGCAAAAATGATACTAGAAATAGTACCTAAAACACTAATGATAGTTAATGCTACACTTGTTCCATCCATTTTTAATCCTCCACGTTTAATGCATAATAAGAAATTTCTACACAATTAGGATATGTATAAACGCTAGTATCAGCTTTTGCAATTCTTAAGGTTGAATAATCTGTACCATCAATTATAAATTTAACTGTCCCTGTCTTTCCAGATTGTGTAGTACTTCTTACTTCTAAATAACTATAAGAATATAAATCACCTTTTGGAATTGCAAAACACCCACACAATTGGCTATTAGCACCATAACCTAAAGTATCAACATAAGTAAAAGAAATATAAACAACAACATTAAATGGTATTTCATCCAAATCAAAAGTTACTTCGTTAACTGGATCAAAGTTAACTAAGTCTTCAAGCATTTTAGATTTTGATATCATATTCATTGTTACATCACCTTTTCTTAATCCACTTTTAATATAAGTAGGCTTATAACTTTGATCTAGAGTTAGAGATGTTGTTGTTTTTCTATATCTTGCTATTGGAAACTGATATCTTGTTCCACCAATTGATAGATCATTTTGTGTAAGTGATGGATATGTCGATGAACTTTCAACCTTAGTTAATTGCACTAAACCAGTAGACATATTGATATCTAAAACTACATATCCATATTTGCTTGAATCTAGTGAAATATAAACCTGTGAACCTGCTTCAACATAAACACGTCTACCGTAAACTTGAATATATCCATCTTCAAATGTTATGTAGTTATTTGAAGTTGAAACGGTACATTCATTTCCTATTCCTTTTAATACTCCTGCAGGTACAGAACCACCTAAAAAGTGATTAATATCTGCATCTTGTTTTGATGAAACACTGCAACCATCAAATGTTATTTTTTTAACTGCCATAATTCATTCCTCCTATTTTCTTTCTAGCAACTTTATCTTGTCTGTAAGTTTTACTCTATACTCACCTAAAACCACATGACATTCATAAAAGTTGCTTTTAAATGAAAGTTGTGTGACCATAGTTTGATAAGTTTTTTTTGGTGTAATAAATTCTACATAATCACCAAGATGTAAATTCTTAAATGGAACTACTACGTGATTATCCATAACAATATCAAATTCAATGCTATGTTCTAAATTGCTAACTAATAATTCACTTTGAGCTTTAGTATCAAGTGCTGAATAATCATTATCACTAAAAAAGTAACTTACGCTTTTTACGTAAGGATATCTTTTAGAGTTATTCGCATCTTTTGTAATTGTTCCATCAGTTAATAAATAATAAGCAACTTCGCTTCTATGTGATGTATTATCATCATTTGGATAGTAAATTACTTTATTAGTAATTTGGTTATTTGAATCCACAATTGATAAATTATTTATACATGGTAAATTTGCTTTAATCTTCATACCTTTAGTGACTGATGCAATTTCAACATTAATTCCTGCTATTTCACCAAAGTCACCAATTACAATTGAACTTTTTAATGTGATTCCATAAGATTTAGCGAGTGTCTCCACAACCTCAGTAATACTTAAAAGCTCTTTACTTTCATAAACCAAGCTACCAATTTCTGCAGTTCCTTTTGTCAAAACTAAATAATCGATATTTTGTAATGGATCTCTATTATTAACAAATGCTTTTTTAATCATATCTAGTAAGAAACTACCTAAATCACCAGAGTAACTTGATACTGGTACTTTCACATCAAAAATAACTGAATAATCATTTACCACTACTTCTGTATAGCCTTCATTTGAATTTGTTAATGTTTCAATAATTCCAATATAAGAAAAAGGAACACCTCTAACAATTACGATGTCCCCTATGTCTGCTTTTAGATCTATTCTGTTTACATTAAATTTTGACTTCTGATAAATCACAGAATCAATTACAATTTCATAATCACTAACAAGAGCGTGGTCTAATACTCTTAAATCTAAAACCGATAAAAATACTAGTTCCATATTAATTACCCTCGTACATTTCAATATAACTAATTTTACAAATTGTAGATTCAGTAACTCCTGGATCGAACCTTATTTGATAATTACCTAATTCTAAAAATAAGAAATTGTCATAATTGAAATCTTGCAAATCATAAATATCAGTAGTTTTATTTCCTTCAATTAAAGTCATCTCTTGTTTAGTAACTTCAGCATCAACAACAATAATATCAGTTACATCATTTGTTTCTAATACTAATCTCAGTGTTGATATAACTTTGTCATTTTTTAATATCTCTACTTTAGGATTCTTAGTTTTACCGATAATTTCAACTCTTATTGGTGCTCTAACACAACCAGCATTAACTACATCTATTTCACCTGTAAATGAAATTGAATAAGAAAATGGATAAGTATATGGGTATATCTTATCAAGCGAGTTAGCAGTAACTTCTATTGTTTGTGTTAATCTTCTAAGCCACATTGAAAGCTTATCAAATACGACCTCACACTGAAGTACACCCTGATTAATCTCTGTTTTACCTAAACTTCTCAACTCTACATAAGCATACTTTAATCCATCGGCTTGATAGTAAAGTCTTAATGGGCTCTTACTCTTTTTAATGTAATTTAAGAATTTAGTATATCCATCATATCGTTCTTTAAAAATAAGAGTACCCGAAATCGAACCTATCGGATACTCTCTTTTTGCAAGTTTATACACATTCTCAAAACTTAAATATGAATTATCCCTTTCAATACCTAAGCCACTTAAATTTACAAGTAATGTTTTAGTTTGATGATTGAACTCGAAGGTAGCCCCTGTTTCATCAACGATATATATTTTTCTCATTATAAGTAACTACCTCCTAGTTGTCTATTTAAAGCATCCACATCTATTTTTGATGAAGATGTGTTTACTGTAATATTATTTGTTGTGTTTGATGAAGTGTTGTTATTAACAGTTGAGCCACTTCCTCCACCACCAATATTAAATGTATCAGAAAACCAGTCACCCACATCACTAAATAAATCACCGAACCAATCAAAGACTTCACCTACAGAATCTAATAACCATTTCACTGCATCAATTACTGCATTTAAAATAGTTAAAAGTGGTTCTAGAATATTATATAAAAGTTGTAATGCAGGAACTAAAATTGCCTCAATAATTCCTCCTACTATTTCCATAAGTGGTGATAGTAATTGGAAGATAGATGCGATAGCTTGAAGAATGATTAATATTGGTTTTAGTAGAGTTTCAATTAATGGTGCAAGTAAGTCCATCAAAACACACACTATTTCAATTACAACGCCGATTAATCCAATGATAGGTTCTAATATCGCAATTATAATCTCTAATATTGGTGCTAAAATTGCTCCTATAATCTCAATTAACTGAACGATAATCTCAATAACAACACTTAAAATATCAGCAATTACAGCGATTATTTCAATTATGATACCCAAGACAGAATCAATTAATTTAGTAACTGCAGAAATAAGCATAACTACTAAATCAATAATCATTGTTAAAATATCAATTACTGGATTTAAGATACTGATGATGATTTCAATAATAGGAATTAAGATATTTGTAAGCTGATTTATAATATCTTTTAAAATTGGAATTAATGATTCAATTAAACCAATTATGATATTTATAACTTCAACGATAGGATCTAAAATTCTATTAATCAAATCTACCAAGATGTTAATAATCTCATTTATCAGTTCGAGCAAAATCTCTAAGATAGGCATTATCGCATTTAAAACTTCATTTATTAAATCCATTACGACATCTAATACTTCGCCAATAATCGACAAAAGACGACCTAATAATTCTCTAAATTTCTCATTTTGTAAAAGGATAATTGCTATAACTGCGATAAGTCCTGCCCAACCAGCAATAGCACCAGCTTTAGCAACACCGAATGCTTTTATAGCTGTTACTGCAGATTTAATCATCGGTACTAGTTTTCCTATAATTGCTATAACAGGTCCGAGAGCCGTAACAATACCTGCAATAACACCAATAGTAACTTTTATAGGTTTTGAAAGTTCACTCCATGCTTCAATAAATGAATGCAGTGCTGGAACTACTTTATTTTGAATAGTATCAAGTAGTTTCATAAGCGGTGGTATTACTTCCATTGCAATTGCATAGCCTACTGATTGAAGTGACTGCTTAACATTATCTAGTTGGTCAGTAAATTCACCAGCAAGCTGAGCTTGTTCATCAGTAACAATACCAAGTTCTCTTGCTTCAGTTCTTAAATCATTTATTTGTTCTGATGTAGCACTTAAAACTTGAGTAAGCTCTCCACCTAATTTATCACCGAAGATTTCATTAGCTACTGCAGTTCGTGTTGCTTCATCTTTAACATTACTTAATGCTTCACGTAGTTTTGAGAAAGCCTCATCAGTATTAAGTCCTGCTAAATCATTAACAGTTAAACCAATTAATGCAAGTGACTCAGATAACTTTTGTGTATTACCTGATGCAATATCACCAAGCATTGCATTAGTCTTAATAAAGGCTTTTTGCATTTGTGACTGGTCTACTGCTAGAATCTGACAAGCATGACTCCACTCTTGATATGCTTCAACAGATAAATAAACCTTTGATGCATTATCAGCTATTTCATCTGCTGTTTGCATTGATTTAATAGATAAAGTTGCTAAAGCTGTAGTTGCTCCTATTACAGGTAAAGTTACATACTTAGTAAGAGCAGTTCCAACTTTAGCAAGCTTATCCCATTTTGCATTTCCTAAAGCTGTTATTTTAGAATTGGTTTTATCTAGTTCATTATTTAATTTAGCAACTTCAGCTTCAGTGTACATGACACCACGTTTCAGTTTGTTAAATTCCTCTTCACTGATAGCACCAATTTCTAAAGCCTTTTTAGCTTCTTCTAACTTCTGGTTTTGTTCTGCTAGTTTTTGTTTTGTTTGTGTTAGAGTTTGATTTAAAGTGGCTTGTTTCTTATTCCAAAGTTCTATATTTGTAGGATCATATCTTAAAGCATTATCGATAGCTTTCATTTCAGCTTTTTGTTCTTTAAGACTATTATTTAATTCTTTGAGCCTAGCATCTATTTCATTTGTATCTAAACCAATTTTAATATTAAGTCCCTTAATTGTTTCTGCCACTAAAAATCACCTCCTTATAATAAAAATAAATCGATATCCTCTTGTGTTGCTTTTCTACTTCTTACACCTTTTACATCAGTCATACCTTTATGGATATCTAATATTTCTAGATATGTACCGATGTCAAATAGCTCTGCATCCCTTAATGGAATACCTAGTTGAGCCAAGTTATAGATAATGTTTGATGTTGGATTATGATTATCCTCATCTACACTTGACTCTTTACTAGGGTAACTTATTTGTTTGTTTGATAGTTCCAAGTAAATCGCCAATTACTCTTGCTAGTTCTTCTAACGCTTTTACATCACTAATAATTTCAAAGTCAAAGCTGTTTAAAAAATCATCATAACTTTGATTAGTAAAAGGCTTATGAAGAATATAAGTAATCTTAAAAATGGTATTAATGACATTTGAGATTTCACTTTCACTCTTGCCTTTAATACCATCTAGATTTTTAACATCTGTAAATAACTCGCTACCAAATACACTTCTATATGAAATAATCGTAAAAAGTGATGAACGAAGGCGATATTCTTTTCCTCGTAAATTAACTGTCTTTTCCATAAATTAGTCCTCCTATAAAACTGGTAATTCTGGTGCTCTAGATAAGAAAGTCGTGTAGTTAGAATCCCCTGGTCTAGATGTGATGTGATTAATAACAACTTCACTATTAACTTCAATTGGTCTTACTGTGATATTAAGTGTAATTCCATTTGCTTCGATAGATTCAGCTTTTGACTTAGTCGCTTCACTAATTGGTGCAACAGTACATAAATAAAACCAAATACGTCTACCTTTAGCATCACCCTGAATTTCACATCCTAAAGCAAATGTCTTAGGTTGAACATTAGCAACTTCGATTAAGTTTCCATTATCAAGTTGGCGATATCCTAAAACATTAATCTTAAATTCATCAGTAAGTTCAGTGACTTTAAGTGAGATAGTTCTACCAGCATTTTGAACTAAAGTTGCGATAACTTGGTCATCAGCATATACAGGTGTAGATCCACCTACTACATCACTAGTAAATTCTTGAGCTCCTGGAAGTCTAACTGGTGTTGCAAAACTCCAAACACCATCGTTATCTTGAGTAGCTAAAGAATAGTGGACATTTCTTAAACCGAATGTAATTTTATTATTTGCCATTTTAAATTTCCTCCATGTAAATTTCATAAACTCGATTAACTGATTTATCTTCATTTTTAGATTCATTCAGCAAAGAAAAAACAAGCCCACCTTCAAGTAAAGCTTGCTCGAGTTTCTTTTCTAATTTTAAGTCTTTCTTTTTAGTAACTAATGTAATTTGAATATTTGACCTGTAGTATAAAGGTACATCATCAACAAATACTCCAACTCTTTTATTAATCTCTTGATAAACAATAAAAGGAAGACTTGCATTATGTTCATTGTCATATACATTAGTTCCATAAAAAGCTTTGTCTTTTAAAACATCATTTAATATTTTGTGAAGGTCTTGTAACGTCATTTTACTTATCCTCCATTTTTAATAATTTCTTTAATGTCATCAAGCATTTTAGGAGTAAAAGTTTCATATGCTGGTCTCATAAATGGTTGAGCCTCTACGAACTTTCCACTTTTACTATGCTTAAATCCAAGTTCGATTAAATGCACTAATCTACCTTTAGTAGCACTAGATACATAAATCACTTTATTCGCACCACTTCCAACAACAGTTAACACAAAAGAATCTGCTAAATGATTTTTAGAAGCTTTGCTTCTAGGACAGTTCTTTTTGATGTATTCTAGTATGTCATTTGCAGTGCGGTCTAACACATCTTCCATTTCCTTTTTAACATCATCACAATATTCTTTAATAATATCAGTAAGTCTTACACCAAGTTCATCAAGTTTCATCAGTTAACTCGATATCACTTTCAGTAAGGTATAATTCTAAAAACATACCATTAAGATATGTTCTTTCGATTTTATACACTTTACCATTATATAAAGCATATTTAGAATCGTCATAAAGGAAAGCTTGGATGTTAATTTTAATATCATAATTTTTATTTATTTGAACGCTAGTATTATACTCTGCTTGAGTAATACTTCTAGCATTACCATAAACTTGCTTTTTCGATTTGATAATATTAGTACTTACACCAATTTCATCATAAGTTGAAACAACAGTAAGCAGTACAAGAAGGGCGTTAGGCGAATTAGGAAACATAGGCAACCTCCTTTAAGTTAAAGCTAACTGCCTAAGCAGAAAGTCAAAACTTGAAGGAAGCTCTTTGACAGATCCATCATTTGTAAAACCAAAAAAAGTCTTACAATAGATTAGCACTAAAGCTTCCACTAACCCATCGTCACTATACGCCACTTCTTCCTTAACACCAACTGATAAAATCAAGCGAATGCAAGAATTGATGTGTAGAGTAATTTCTGCATCAGCTGAAGAATCTTCAAGCGGGATCATCAATGATTTTTTTACCTTATCTATAAGACCAGATTTAATTTCCATAAAAATAACACTCCTTATTACGACTTTTGGATATATTTTGTTCGTTGTACTTTTTTACTCATTTCTGTTCATTTCATTATTCCTTTTTACTTATACTCATTTCATTGTACCTTTTTACTCACTTAGGATTTCATTGTTCCATTCTACTATCATACGTGGACGAGCCGACTATAGAGGAGTTCGTTGTACCATTTTACTTTCGTTCATTTTCATTGTTCCATTTTACTCTTTTCTGTTCATTGTACTTTTTTACTTTTACTTATACTCTTTTCATTATTCCTTTCTACTTAATGTTTACCTAAGCAACTTATACTGCTTAGTCTTAGTCTGTTGTTATATAAATGCTACTAATAGCAGATATATCTAGTTAGGCTTTCTTAACACGTAAGAATCCGTTATAACCTACTACGTTACCACCAGTAAACACTGATGCTTTATAACATGTAATACCATCTCTAAACTTGTAGTCTGTTGATTTACCAATTTCTACAGGTGAGAAGATAGGAACTTCATAATTATGTAATGCACCATAAGCAATACAGTAATCACCACTTGCTGTGTTAGTATCACTAATTGCTTTACAATAAGATGAAATTACATAAGGAATACCATCAATTGTATGAGCTTTATAATCGATAGTGTGAACTTTTCTTCCTTCAGGAGTTCTTAAGTTTGCAAATGCACGTAAGTCATTTTTGTTAAGAATTAAGCAAGCACCACCCTCAACTTCTTCATCGCCACCATATGAATATACGATATCATCTAAAGTATTCTCATTAATTTCAGCAATTGGTAAGTCTTTAGAAGCATCAATAGCAGTTGCTTTATTTGAGAAGATACCTGTGAAAGTATTTGAATCACCAGCACCACGTAAGATTTGTTGAGTGATTTTTTTCTTTAAAGAACATTTGATATTCTTTAACACTTCAGCTTGATAAGGAAGTGATGGTAGTTTTTCTAATTCTTCTGTGATTTCAGTATAAGCAGTAACTTTTACTTTAGTAATTGTTACATAATCGTATACTGGTTCAGTTTCTGCATAAGCTTCGCCTTCACCTGTTAAACCTGCTTCACCATGAGATTTTACATAAGCCTTCTTATAAGTTTCACCACCATTTAAATTAACAACTCCAACTTGGTCTGCTAAAGTTGAGACATCTTGAAATGGAATAGGTGCGATAGTTGATGCAGTATGATCTGGAATTAAGATTTCATCTGCACTAACTTGAATAATTCTTTTTTCTTTTAAAGCAGAACCACGTTTTTCTAATTCTTCTTTTGATTTAGAATTCTTTTCAACGTTTACTACTTTCATTTCTGTTTTACCTGCAATAGCCATTTTCTTATCAATCATTGCTCTTTCTTCTGTTAAAGAGTCGATTTCTTTTTCCATTGCAGTTAATTTTTCAACATCAGTTTCATCACTTGATGCCTTTCTGATTTCAGCTAATCTTGCTTCAATTTCTTGTTTTCTTAAATTTAAATTCATGTAATTTTCCTCCTAAATATTTGTTTTAATATGAATTCTTTTCTTTATGATTTCTGCTTTTTTATTTGCTTCAGCTAAATCCATAGCCCTTAGTTCAGACTCCACCAACTCTAAGGAACGAGCATAAATTGAAGTACCATCATTTGCTGGAACATCTACAACAGATACATCGTATAATCTCTCAATTCCAAGAATTCTACGAATAGGTACTTTTCCTGATCTATCCCAGCTTTGTTTAGATACCGTAAAAGCAAAGCTCATTTTATCTAAAAGTTCTGCACGAACCATTTTATAGATATCTTCATTTGATGATGTATCTAATAGTTCAGCTCGAACCTTTAAACCAACTTCATCTATCGTAAGAGTTAAAGATTTATTCTTTGTTCTTGCGATAATTAAAAACGTGTCCATGTGGTTATACTTCATAGGCACGTCTTTCATTAGTGTTGAATTAAGTGCGTTTCTATCGATTACTTCATAAAAACCATACTCTTCATCACCGATTAAATATTGTTCATCAAAGGTTAATGCGTAACCTTCAAGTATCATTTTCCCTTCGGTTTCTTCAAACCTAATTTCAGAAAATCTAGTCTCCTTCTTGTTCTTGTTCATCTTCATTACTACCTCCTACTTGATATTCGTTTGCTTTATCAGCATCAACGTAATTTAAAGATTGAAGTCTCTTGTTACCACCTTCAACAGGTTCTAGCCCTAGAAGGTTTCTTGATTCATTTAGTGATAAAATTCCTAAACCCATTAACTTTTCAATAGCACCTACTTTTGTATTCCATGAAGCATACTGTAATCTTTCACTAAAAAAGATAATCTCTTCCCCACGTTCTAACATTCCATCAGTAAGCAAGCCACAAGAGAATGCTTCACTTAACTGAATGGCGATAGGTTCTATTGTTGATTCATAGAATGCATTAAACTGATTTTCATCAAAGTCATTCTCAAATATTGATGTAGACACTCCAAAGTAATCTAAGATTTTATTTTGAAGGAATGTTAATGTTCCCTCACTTACAAACTTAGGCTCTACTTCAAGTGGCACATATTCACTTTTAGCATCCATTGGAATAATTGCATTACCTTTTAAAGATGCTGATTCAACTGCCCTATTAAATTCATCTAATTGTTTTTGCTTATCACTTTCTTTTAACATCCCATTAATTTTAAGTAGACCTTTTACTTGAAAGCTTGCTAACATTCCTGTTTCTACTCCATTTAATAATGAGTCATTAAGTTTTAATGTTTTTAAAAGTGATTCATGAGCTTCATTACTTGAGTTACCACCAAAGAAATCATCTCTTGCATAGAACCTTCTTAAATGAATTACATTCTCATATGGAAGCATGTAGTTTGTTCCATCACTAAAATAAAATCTTAAGAAGTATTGTCCTATGCTATCTTCAATAGGTTCTACCATTAGTGGCTTTAATGGATATAAAGCTTTAAGTTCATAAGTTGCAGGATCATAAAGCGGATAAATAAATGAGTTATCATTTAAAACTAAAAGAGAGACAACCCTATATAAAAACTGTGATGTTGTCATTAAAGGGTTAGGTTTTGATTTAAGTAAAAAAGCGACTCGTCCTTTCTTTTCAGTCTGGATTCCATCGCTTTCAACTTTTATATATCTTGCTTTTAATTTTGAACACTGTGTTGCAATTCTATCAATGCAAATTCTTACAACATCACTATTAGTAATTTCATCACCAAATGGTACTAGTGGTGTATTAATATTACCGATGATATGATAGCTTTCTACACTACCTACTTTTTTATGTTTCCTTTTAAAAAGTCCCATTTGATTACCTCCTAACTAACCATATTCTCATATTCTTTCAAATGAATATTTAAAACTGCATAAGCAATTATTAATGCAACAGCACCATCAATTCTTTTAGTTCTAGAATTTAGTTTTGATGGTTGGATGTTTCCATTAACATCTACTTTTGCTTGTGTATTTGATAAGCACCATTTAAGTATTGGATTATTATCATAAATCACTATTTTGTTTTTTAAATCTGCTTCAAGTTGTTTCATTGGTTCTGATAATGTGTAAACTCCCTGTCTTATCTTTTCCATAGTGAATGAGTTTTCTTCCATTTCATCAACCCAATATTTAGAGTTCCAGGGATCATACCCTACCCAGAGTGGTCTAATGCCATATTCATGCACCATTGATAAAAGCCACTCAGTAACTAAACTAAAATCGTTTTGACTTCCTTCAGTTACAGTTATATATCCTTTTCTTTCCCAGATATCATAAGGTACATTATCTTCTTGTATTCTTTTAGCCATCGTATCTCTAGGCATAAAGAAATGAGGAATAATGTACTTTTTCTTATCCTTCATGATCAAGAGTACTGCACATGTAAGGTCTGTTGTGTTTGAAAGGTCAACTCCACAAATAGCATATGAATCTCTAACTTCATCAATAGAAAACTTTGTCTCATTGTTAAGGTCAGAGAAAGTAAGCCATGAACCTGATTCTAATTGCTTAATATTAAAATCTTTACATAGCATAGTGAGTCTAGTCGATAAGTCATTCTTAGCCTTATTCATTATATCTTCTATATAACTTTGAGTCTTAACACGCCCTAATGATGGGTTGGACTTTTGCCAAGATGACTTATCTTCATAGATTTCATTTTCACTATCTTGTGTATATAGCCAGGGTAGTACACGTTCATCATCTATTTCACCTTTCAACATTTTTCGACAATATTCGAGTTTTTTATCTAAGAAACCATCAACAACATTTCCTTCAGTTGTAATGATAAATATAAGCGGTTCTTTTTTAGTTGATTGAGATTGCTTAATTGCATCATAAACTTTTGAATCTGTCATTTGATGTACTTCATCTATACAACCAACCTCAATGTTATATCCATCTAGGTTTCTTGATTGAGCAGATAACTTCTTTATTTTGTTTTTTGTTTTTGGTGAATAAATATAAAATATGTTCTTCTTACTTCTTTTTTCCTTTGCTAGTGCTTTTGACTGCTCTCTCATGTTATTAATTTCTTCAAATAAAATTGAAGCTTGGTCATTAGTGTTTGATGCACATACGATATCAACTCCACCCCGAGATAAGAAAAACTCTGCTAGGTCTATTCCAGCTACGAATGTTGTTTTACCATTCTTACGAGCGATTAATAAAATAACTTCATTAAATCTTCTTAAGCCTGTGTCAGCATATTTAAACCCATAAGCAACTTGAAGCATTGCTTTTTCCCATAACTCCAAAATAAAAGGCATACCATTAAAAGGTGATTTAGTATGCTTACAAAACTTTTCAATAAAGTTAATTCTTAAATTTCCAGGAGTTTCATCAAAGATGAACTTAGGATTATCTAAGTCTTTAACTAAATTCTTAAGTGTTGTTTTAAGCTCATCACCTGCAATGATATTGCCTTTATTTATTTCGTTATAATACTCTAACAAATAGTTCATTATTCTTTATAACCGTAATCGACTCCTAGTGAGTAAGGATCTGCAACAGACCAGTCAGAGCCTGTTCCTCCATTGTCTCTATCAACAAACGGAACTCTACCATAGAAGCCTTTATATTGTGAACTAGTTGTTCCATACTTAAATGCTGTGCCATATCCACCATAAGAGAATACAATCATTTCTGTACCTGTAATAGTGATATCTTTACCAAGTTCTAAAGTTACTATATTATCTGAACCTTTATTACTTGAGTCCCAAGTCTTAGTTACAAGAAGCTCACCTGTAGATGCTTTTTCATAAGGAACTTTACCGATTGTAACAGTACCAGATGACTGAGATGATACAAACTTGACAATATTAATAGTTTTATTTCTAATTAATTTTTGGAATGGTTCATATTGTGTCCATCCATATCCACCATTAACAGCAGTATTTGTTAAATTAGATACACCAGCTGTTGAGATTTCATTTGTATACCAAGTTACTCCATCTACTTCAGTTGTAGGATCATCATCAGGTTCTGGCTCTGGTTCAGCTGGTGGATTTGATGGAGTTGAACCTCCTGGATTTAAATTAGTTTCATTTATAGTTAATAAGTAACACTCATTATCTTTTGTTGAACCTGTCCAGAAAGGAACACAAACGGCATCTGCTCCATTTGGTACAGTAATATAACCTTTAGAAGTATACTCAGCATAAATATCTGCTGGACCTAAAGAAAGAATACATGTGTCACCTTTAAAGTAAGATACACGAATACCACTTTGAGTATGTCCATTTTCAGCTGGTCCACCGAATGAATTAGCTTTAATATGATCTCCTGGAAGTACTGCGAATGTGATAGATTTTCCTGTTGAACCGCTATTAGCCCATCCAGTTGATGTATAGTAATCATCTTCAATAGTTAAGACACTAGCTAGGTTTGTTTGAGCAGTTGCATTTTTAGGTAAGACTTGAGAATGTGAGTTTGTAGTAGTTCTTGTTAAGGTTTGAGTTCCTCCACTATTTCCACCACTACCTCCTGGTGTACTTCCGCCACCATTATCTCCCCCAGTGTTTCCACCAGTCGATGGAACATCATATCCTAATGCTTGAGGAATTAAAAAGTGCGTATCCAAAATATTAAATAAATATTCTGCCATTAATTGATGTCCTTTAATTCCTGGATGAATTCCATCAGGTAATGCTGATGTATAAGTATCATCACCCATATCCATTAAGCCAATACCAGCTTTTCTAGTATCAACAACAGTTACTCCAAAATAATCACAAATATCAGTTAATAAATCACAATATTTCTTTAATTTTCCATAACTTGAACCATAATAACTTTTACAGTAATTTGGAAGCATACATAGAATTATTGCTTCTGGATATGTTCTTTGAAGTCTTGTAAACATTGCTACACAAGCACCTGCAAAATTAGTATCAACTAGATCTGCAATTTGAGCATCAGTTAACTCTGCTGGACTTGTCGGAGGTGTTCCAGTAATTGTTTTAAATGATATAGGACTATCTGGATTAAACGTTCCTAAAGCAACACTTCCACCGACATCATTTGTACCACCATAAACAATGATTACATCTGGTGTTCCATTCTCACCTAAATGATTAATTCTTGTTTGTGATGAAATACATATATTAGGTCCTTGATCACCACTATCAGTAGTTGATGTACATGCAATTCTTGAACCTGCCCATGAATCATTTATTGCAAGTTCTAAACCAGTTTTGTCCATCAGTATTTTCCAGTACATGTAATTGACATCACTAAATAAATTCGCTTGAGGATATCTACATCTGTTTCCAGGATATGTCCACTTACCTTCTGCATTTGACTGATTAGGTGTTCCAAATGTTGAAATTGAATCACCTAAGACTGCTAGCTTTTTACCTGCAAATTTTAATGGATAAGCAGTAGTAATAATCTCACCACCAGCACCTAAAATAATATCGCCACTACCGACAATATTATATCCATTGATAGTTCTAAATGTTGGAGTGTTTTTCAAAGAGTTATAATCAATATCTTTTACTGAATTATCTACTTTGTTATTTAACTCTGCTAATCTTCCATCAAGTCCTGTAATAGCACCAATTGGATGTTGGTTTTTACTATCACGATTAGTTAGTCTATTATGGTCTTTGTAATAATGAACTTTTATTTCATCAGCTGATACACTAATTGCTTCACTATTATCTTCTACTTTAATTTTTATGTTTGCCATTAGATTTCACCATCCTTTAAGATGTCACCAACTCTTAAGTTTTTAATTGGACTAGCAATAGCCTCACCATCAGATAGTTTTGCTCTTAACTGAACCTTTACTGTTTCATCACCAGAAAAGCGTAATGTATCTGCTTGAGTAAGATTTGCTATGATTTTACCTTCTTCAAATTCTAGATCTGAATAAGACTTTTCAAAAGTTACACTATTACTTTGAAATGTTACATAAGCAGTTGTGATATCATCTGTATCAATATTAACTAAAAATATGATTCTAGCAGTTGTACCTCTAATCATCTTTTATACCTCCTGTGTTGCATTTTTAATAAAGTCATCAAATTCATCATCACCATCTTCAATACTTCTTCCTAATATTGAATTAAGTGTTTTGATGATAGATTGATATGTTGTTAAACTTTGAAGATAAGTTTTATATGCTAAGTTCACTCTTTGATTTCCTTTATTTGAAACCTGAACTACATATGTTGATTTAATTACTTCTTCAAGTTTATCAAGTTCAACTTTTAAAAATGCTGATTTTCTTAATAATTCATCGACTAGTTCTTCTTTAACATTATCGATGCCTTCAAATAATTTCTTTAATCTTTTATATTCTTTTTCGACATTATTCGACATTTTCATCATCCTCAACTATTAGGATAGATTCATCTACTTGGTCGTAATTTTCAATGGAGTCATCTTTACCTAAAATTAAAGTGTTAGATAAAATTGCACCATCAATTTTTGAAATAAATACTTTGCCAACTTCTGCTTTATATTTTTCCATTTGCTACCTCCTAAGATATCGTCCAATTTTTATTAATTGCTATTTCAATTTCAGTATCAGTAAGTTTTGCTAGATTATTCTCACCTAGTGTAATTGATTTAGCAGGTTGACCTGTTAGGTCTTTAAGTGCTAAAAGCATATATACAATTGCTCTTTGTGAAAGGTTAGTACAGTTAGAAAAGTTACAAGAAACATTAAATCCTTCTTGAAGCTCAATTCTAGTTAAATTGTCACAACCATAAATTGCACTTTGAGGAATATTGCTTGTGATAGTATTTGGAATCCAAATATACTCAACATCACAATCTTTAATTGCATAAGTGTTTCCACCGAAAGTTTTTAAATGGTCAGGTAAATAAATCTCTGCACATCTAACTTCCCAGAATGCATGTGAACCTATTGTTTCAAGTTTAGAATTTGGTCTAAAAAAGATACAAGAAATATCTGACTTAGAAAAACAATACTTACCCCAAGATGTAACAGATGCTGGAATATACACACTTTCTTCAAAGAAGATATTATAAAAAGCATAATCTCTTAATGTTTGAAGTTGAGAGTTTTCATCAAACCAGACTACAGGAATTAAAGAATCATAGAATGCATATGATCCTATTGATTTAACTCCCTGCCCTATATAAACACTAAATTCTTTATGAGAGTTATACATAAAGTAATCACCAATCTCATCAACATAATCTGGTATTACTAAGTCGCCTTCTATATCCATTCCAAATAACTTTTTAACCATTAAGGCATCTTCACTTAATCCAACCTTAGTTAAAATGCCTTCAACAACAACTGCTTCTACTGGTTCGCTGATATATAAGTAACTTCCATTAACTACATCATTTTCAATTGTTCCATTAGAGGAAATAAAAGAAAATAACCATACTCCTGGAATTGCTAGAATGGTTTTAGTTAATACAAATTCCTTATTAGTTACTCTATAAAGAATTGAAAAACTCTTATTAACAAATTTTATATAATGGTATGGTCCTTCAATTGATGTATCAACATCAAAGACTAACTTAGCTCTTGATATTTCATCTGCTGTTCCAAGTCTTAATCTTCCAGCAGTTCCTGTACTAATTGTTCCATTACCATTTACCTTTAATTTTATTTCAAACACTGTTCATTCCTCCTTTACTTTCCAAACGTGAGCCGATTTTAGCCCCTGTGTTCGCTCGTTTTTTGATACTTGGGTTTTCGTTCCTATGCAAAAGAAAAAGCCCACACAGGCAAACGTTCGGGCTTTTGTGAAATTACTTATTAATACTTCTATAATATGCTTCTTTTAAATAGTTAAAATCAAATCCAAAATCTCTATATCCTTCACCACAAGTCTCAAGATATGTTCTTGTAGGCGGTGCTACTTTTCTAACATCATTCATTATATAAATGAGTGCTTGTTCTTCTTTGCCATCAATTTCAATTGTTAGGTATTCTTTTCTATAAAAGGTTGGATACCCTTCATAAGCATCTAGCCTTTTCTCATCACTAGGAGTAACCTCCCATACACCAATTGGAACCTTACTTCCTTTTTTAGGATTAACAGTTAAGTAGAGTCTAAATTCAAGTTCGTAATCATCAAGAATTGCACTTCCAACTTTTACTGCATTAGGACATCTGAATTTCATTTGTCTTTCATTAAGGTTAGAACCATATGCTAAATAATATATCTTCTTCATTTGCTACCTC